GAGCCGTTGCCGGAGTCAACTTGCCGCCGCGCGTTCGTATGCGAGTAAGACCGGCGTCGAGACCAGGAATCTCAGCGTGCGCGACGTTGTTCTCGAGCATGGAGATCGCGAGCCCCATTGTCGCGTCCTGCGCCTGATCCTGTGAAAGAGCCGAGAGCTTCACGTCCGGGCTCCTGTGCTTGCGCATCTGCGGCGAGCCGTCATCGTTCCATTTGTCGAAGCGAACGGGCCCGGCCAGCTCACAGCACGCGAGCGCGGCGGCCATTGGCGACTTGCCCGCGCCCTTTGGCAGAACGATTTGACCGCGTCGCCACAAATAGCTGCCGTCCTCGTCGAGCGCGTACCACCAAGCCACGAAGCGCGCCTGAGACTTTCGCCAGCACCAGGGTTGCCCGGCGTCATCGCCGTCAGGTTGGCTGAGAATGACTTCACTCCACGCGAGCACTTCGGGACCGCCTGACGCCACGTCCTGATCGTGCGGCCAGCCAGACGGCAAACCGTCGTCGGACCATTCGAGTCGCGCAAGGATCTCAGCTCCGCTCACGCTGACTTACGATCCCATCGAGCGCGCGCTAAAACGATTGCGCCCTCTGTAGCGGCGCGCGAGGCGTCAACGACGCTCGTGTCACTGTCGGCAAGTCTTAAGGCACGTAGCAACGTCGAGAGCGTAGAGCGGTGCTGTCGAAGTTCCGTGATGAGTGGGTGCGCGACTTCCTGGCCCTGTGAACCGCGCACCGTCTGGGGCGCGTCTTTGAGAGCGGCTTGCAAGTCGTCGATCAAGTCACACTCGAAACACGCGTCCTGCAAAATACGAAGGTGATCCGGTCGAAGTGTGCCGATTTTTACGACCGCCTTCCACAAAGTGAGACCACCCTTGGCGAGACCCTTTGGCGGCGTCGGAAATTTGGCCCTAGTCAAGCGTGCATCCCCTGTCGCGAAAAACTGGGGGCCATGCGCATCCACAGCGTGCGGCTACACGGGACGGGGCCACCGAATCAGACCTCATGGGTATACCCCCCCCGTCGTCTGAGCAGCAATCCAAATTATGTTGGCCGGGTCGCGCGCTCACGGTTCGCTCGTGCCTGCGGCGTCGAGCTTCAGTCGGTCGATGACGACCGACGCTTCGGATTTCGTTAGCGCGTTCATCGAATCGATCGGGCGCTCGATTACGTCGCCGACCCATTCGTGCTTCGCCGGACCTGCGATGCCGAGATTGCCGAGGAGAGTCTGAATCGCACGAACCTGGGTCGCCGTCGCGAGTGAAGTTGCCTTGTCATTCGTCGCCGCTTGCCCGTCATCTGATTCAGAATTAGATACTTCGACAACTTCACCTGTGACAACGTCGCCACCAACGGCGTTGAGAACGTTCGACACGAGTTCGATTGCACGATCGGCTTGCGACGTTGTCAGGCCGTTCGCTAGTGGAGGCAGACCGGCTGCGATCCATTCGGCTTTAACCGTCGCTCGATCATCTTCGTCGAGCAGGCTTAACGACGTGCGAAGCGCGTAAACCTGGTCGTCAGTTGCGGCCTCACCAGTCTCGTGAGGCGTCGTTGTATGAGTCGCCGTGCTTCGAGACGACGACCTAGTGGCGTCGGCTTTCACCGGTACGTCGTGCTCAGAGTTCCCCATCTCGTCGCCCGTGTAAAGCCCAGATAGTTCCATCGGGAATGCCTTACGAAGTGCCAACGACTCAGCGCACTTGCCGAGCATCAGTGCCGGCATCTTCTTCCACATCGGCGCCAGGTACCTGCCGCCTTCGTTGGACTTGAGATATGCCGCGTACTGCTCCCACGTGGCCGTCGCCCACAGTGCGTCAGTGAATCCACGTCGGTAGACACCGACTTTTGCCGCGAGTGGCAAGCCGTCAGAGTCAAGCCAGAGGTCGGTCCATTGACGATCAGCGCCGCAGTAGAAGACGGGCGTCTGGCCGCAGTAGTCTCCACTGCGTTGAGCGACGAGACGAGCGCCATCGATGCTCACTTGGGTGGTCATGACGTTTCGACCGAGTTTGCCATCCCACCGTGACACAGCGTAAATCTGTCGAGCGAACGGGTCGAGTTGCGTCCGATTGCACTGTTCCACGAACAGGGCCAGCTCGTCGTCTGAGCATCCCTTCGCGATGGTCGCTTTCACGAGGTCAATTTGTGATTCGTCGAGACGGCGGACCGCAAGCTCATTCGTCATTGGTCTTCTCCTTGGGTTGGGATTTCGAGGGTGAACTGGCGCCGTCGCTCGTCTTGCTCGTCGAGGTGCTCAAGCAACAGCCGACCGAGGCGGTCGGCCTCGCGCCATTCGGCGTTCGGAAGGTGCATCGACGGAGGACGAGATTCGTTGTCTTCGGCTTCATTTTCGGCAGTCATCGAGTGCTCGTTCGTCTGTTGAGTCGAGGCGCGCAACGACCAACTTTGGGCGAACCATGGCACCTTTCACGCCGGCCACGGTGACAAGCGCAAATTGGCAAACGGTGATGAGCCGTGCCGCGCGCCTCGAGATGTTGGACCCGGGTCACGATGCGCCCACCGCGGTCGCGAGTTTGCGGAGATGAGCCTTCAATTCGGTCGTGTTCCCTCCGAACACTGACGACGGAAGTTTTTCGTGTCCTCGCTGAGCGAGTGGGGGCAACGACTCGACCTGTCGCAATGGCTCTGGAGTTCGATACCAGTCCTCGATGGCTCGTGCCGCTTCTTCGACCAGATCCGTGATGTTGGATCCTGGCTCAGGTTTTTCTTTCGACTGGGAGATCGCGTAGGCGACGCCGTTATCGGTCCACACCTCGACACCCGCTCGAATCGCGGCTTCGAGATCGCTAAGAGAGTGCCCAGCCTTCAAGAGTCTCTCGAACATGTTTTCGACGGCTTTGACGCCTCTGGTGGGTTTGACTGATTGACTGAAAGCGAGATCTCTCAGAGCGATCGTTTGCGAACGTCGCGAAAGTTCTGTTCTGTCATATTCTGTTCTGTTCTGTTCTATAGCTTTAACGTGCTTAAGCCGCGTGCTTTCATCTGTCGAAGCAACTTGGTTTGGGTCGTTAAGCAAGTTGCTTTCATCTGTCAAAGCACCGTGCTTTGGACGACCGCCCATCTTGCCGGCCTTTGATCGCTTTTCGCGCAGTTCCTCGAGAACAACTCGTGATTTATTCCACTTGAGGAAGCTCGGAATCGTGAAAATTTCGCCTGCGCGTTCCCACAAGCCAACTGAAACCAGTTCGTCGACAAGTCCTGTGAGGTCGTCGAAGTCGCAGCAGTCACGACGGATTTGACCGAAGGTGACGACGCCGTCGCTTTCGTTTCTGCCAGCTATGCAAAGTCCCGCGAGGTACGCGAGGCGCGCTAAAGGTCTCACCTCCATAATCCGAGGATCCTCAAGGAACTGGACGTTGAGCGGTACGTATCGAGCCATTCAGACCGTCACTTCGCCCGCGAGCATCGCGTCGATCGCGGCCTTGGGCCAAAGCAGTCGTCGGCCAACGTGTATTGCACGAACGGGAAACTCGCCGCGCTTCTCGGCCTCGTAAATCGCCCAGGTGCTCAGCCCCGTGAGTTCGTGGATCTCGGCGGCTGTGTACGTCTGGCGGGTCACTCGGCCTCTTTGGCGACGGTGGTCGTGAGGGCGGTAATGACGGCGCCGTATCGGATCGCCGGCGCGCCGCTCGGAGCCCAGATGCCCCGTTCCCATTTCGAAACTGTCCCTTTGGTCGAGCCGCACGCTCTCGCGATCTCCGCGAGCGATGCCTTGGCAGCGATACGTATTCGTCGACCGGTTCCATCGCTCGCGAGCTGACGGGCTTGCGTCAAACAGAAGAGGATCTCAGTATCCGAGAGCGATTCTGGGGTGCTGTTCATGAACCAAAACTAATGATTCGGGAACGTCGCCCTAGCGTTTTCCTTTTCAAGAATCCCGCCCCTAACCTGCCACGATTCGAGAAACGTTTCCTGGTCGAGTGGTTTAGGGAACATGTCGCCCTATCGTTTCCGTTTCGTGTACTCTTCAGAAATGCCCACGCCTTCGATCTTCAACCGATTTTGGTCTCGATGGCCCGACGAGCTTTCGGGGCCTTTTCACCTTTGGACGACGGTCGCGATGATCGACGGGCGGCCGGAAGTGGTGGGAGTCGAGATGTTTTCAATCGACCCTGTTTCCATTCCCGGTCTCTACTCGCACTTGTCCGAAGCCGAGTCTCTGGACCACTT